GCCGTTAGGGGCCAGGGCTCCTCCATTCCAAAGCTCGAACTTTTGGAAAGCCCCGCCCGTTTTAATGTCGGCGTAGGGTGCAATGATGGCACTCTGGCTGTTGAGGTCAATTATTACTGGCGGCCGATTCAGCCCATAGGGAATCGAATAAAGCTTCTGATTGGGGCCTTCGACGAGCCCATAGCTGTGCGCGTTGAGCCCTGTGTTACTTACGGGGTCGTAGTCTCCAATTGGTGTGCCAAAGTCGGTTTTTAGCGCAGTGTCTGTTGACGGGTCAATCACCAGAAACCGATCTTCACCCCACGGCGCGAAGTAGATTTTCCCGTCTGACGCGAAAACCCCTGCGCCATACTGCCCACCTTGCATCCCGGCAAAAGCACCAGATTCAAGAAAGTCTAAGCCGTAGGTCTCACTGCTGATTGTTTGCGCTGCGGTATCCCACACGACGACCTGCGTTGTCCCATGCCAAGGAGGGCCGAAAATGCGGCCGTCTGGCGACATTATGGTATCACCCCATGCGGCATCAGATGCCGATCCAGTGGGCGTGATGAGATATCCTGATGCAGTTGATTCGGCAGCGTACCAGTACGCCATTGCATCGGGCATGGGCGGGATGACTGGTTGCTCGAAATGACTTGCGAGCACAGTTTGCAAAAGTTCGCTCATGCGAACGCCACAATGCTCTGAGCCGTTGTCCCGGTTTCCCAAACTTTCCCTGCCATGATGTACTGCCAAGAGCCTGCAGGCACATTTGCCATTGTGATGATGTCGCCTTGATCTGTTGTCAGCCGCAAGTTCCCAGCGCTGCCAACATAGAGCCAGCGCGTGACGAACGGCAGCTCTTCGGAATCAGACGGGGTGACCGCTGCTGCCCTTCTAGCGGGTGAATTCAATTCCGTCCGTCGATTAGCAAAGCTGTTTGCAGGCATGGTTGTTCACTCTATTGCGGTTTCAGGTTGATTGAGCCATGCTAGTCATAGCCGTGCCTTAATACGCTCGTGAAGCACTTCACGCTCAGTCTTTAGGCGCCACCAAAGCACCATGCGCTTCATGGCGAAGCGCGATTGCAAGGGTTTAAACGACTGGGTCGAGATCTTCCAGGCCGGTGATCACACCGACGGCCACGGCCGTTCGGGCACGTGGACCGAGGAAGATCTGGATCAGATGGTGGCCAACCACAATGCGGCCACTGCTGCTCCCCTGGTGATCGGCCACCCCGAGACTAACGACCCGGCCTATGGCTGGGTGGAGTCGCTGCAGCGGGCCGGCAAGTCGCTGATGGCCCGATTCAAGGACGTGGTTCCGCAGTTCGAGCGCGCCGTCGAGACGGGCCGCTATCGCAAGCGGTCGGTTTCCATCGGAAAGGGCCCCGACGGCTGGCGACTGCTTCACGTCGGCTTCCTGGGCGCCAAGCCCCCGGCGCTGGATCTGGCGCCGATGAACTACGCACAGCCCGACGACGTGGATCGCGTATTCGAGTTCGAGGCCGACTGGCAGACCCCCAACGTCATTTCGCGGGCCATGCGCCGCCTGCGCGAGTTCCTGATCGAGCAGTTCGGCCGAGATGCCGCCGACCGGGTGATGCCCGATGGCGATATCGAATTTCTGGACGAGCACGCCGACGACTTGCGCAATCGCGAACGAGAGCGAGATTCAGACAGCGAGCCGGCATTCAGTGCGCCGGCGGCTCAATTCAATCGTCATGCCAATCGTGGAGGACAGGACGTGCCACAGCAATTCACGCAAGAAGACCTCGACCGAGCGGTCGAGCGGGCCAAGGGCGAGGTTCGCCAGGAGTTCGAGCGCAACAGCGCCGACCTGGAACAGGAGCTGAGCACGGCCCGGGCCGAGCGCTTCAAGGCGGAGTTCTCCGCCGAGCTCGGCAAGCTCCAGGACGAGGGCAAGCTCACGCCGGCGCAAGCCGCGGGCGCGCTGGAGTTCATGCTCTCGCTGGCGGTCGAGCCGCAGGAGTTCGAGTTCGCGGCCGCCGACGGCAAGTCGACGGCCAAGAAGGATCGACTCGACTGGTTCCGGGAGTTCGTCAAGGCTCTGCCCAAGCAGGTGGAGATCGGCGCTCGCAAGGACGACGAGCCGGCCACTGGCACGGCCCGCCGATTCAACGCGCCGACCGGCTCGGTGGTGGACAGCGACCGGCTGGACCTGCACGAGAAGGCGCTGGCCTACGCCCGCGAGAAAAACGTCACTTACTACGACGCCGTGCGCGCCGTCGAACAGGAGGCCTGAACCATGCCTGCAACCAAGATTCCCGTTCTGACGCTGACGGCCCTGGCGGCCGCAGCCATCACCGAGCGCCAGGCCGTGGGCCATGACGGCAACGTGGCCAGTGCCGGTGACCCGATGTTCGGCCTGGCCACCTGCGATGCCGCGGCCGACTACCATTTTGCCGTGGACGTGCTGGGCACCAGCATCGCGACGGCCGGCGCCACGGTCACCGCCGGCCAAGCACTCGAGGTGGGTGCCAGCGGCCAGCTCATCCCACGGAGCGCCGGCACCAAGGTTGCGCGCGCGCTTTCCGGTGGCGACGCCGGCCAGCCCATCGAAGTTCTTCTGATCCCGGCCTGAGCAAAGGAGTCAACGAGTCATGCCGAATACTGCACAACGCCGGGTCATCGACCCGATCCTTTCGACGGTCGTCCAGAGCTATCAGCACCCCGAGCACGTGGGCCTGAACCTGTTTCCGCGCGTGACGGTGCGGACCTCGGGCGGCAAGGTGATCGAGTTCGGGCGCGAGAGCTTCCGCCTGTACAACACGGCCCGCGCGCCGGGTGCGGCCACGCGCCGGATGACCACCGGTTACGAGGGCAAGCCCTTTGCCCTGGAAAACCACGCGCTCGACGCGCTGGTGCCGCGCGAGCATCTGCGCGAGGCCGAGGAAGTGCCGGGCATCGACCTGGCCACCGAGTCGACCAACGACGTGATGAGCGCCATGAGCCTGTACCTGGAATACCAGCAGGCCACGATGGCGCGCGATGCCAACAACTACGACGCGGCCAACAAGGTGGCGCTGTCGGGCGCGGACCGCTGGGGTGACTACGCCACCTCGGATCCCATCGGCGACGTCGAGGCTGCACGCAACGCGGTGCGGTCCAAGGTGGGCCTCTACCCCAACGTGCTGCTTCTGGGTGCACCGGTGTTCGACCAGCTCAAGCACCACCCGACCATCGTCGATAAGATCAAGCACACCCAGACGGGCGTTCTCACCGAGGACCTGCTGGCCAACATCTTCTCCATCGGTAAGGTGGCGGTCGGCAAGGCGGTGGCCCTGGGCGACGACGACACCCAGTTCGACATCTGGGGCAAGGACGCAATCCTGGCCTACGTGCCGACGCAGATCACCGGCGTTCGCCAGCCGAGCTACGGCTACACCTACACGATGGACGGCCATCCGATAGTGGAGCGGCCGTACTGGGACAACACCCACAAAAGCTGGGTGTACGGCATGGCTTACGAGCGCGCCGCGGTCCTGTCCGGAATCGAGTCTGGATTCCTGATCCAGACCGCTGTTGCCTGACCCCTCCCTGGTGGGCACGTGAACGCCGACGGGGTAACCAGGCGTGACTGCCGCGAGAGCGCGGCCTCGAATTGCCATAACGAGCACCAGGAGACACGAAGTCATGAACCAGGCACGCGAAGAGATCACGGTCATCGTCGGCACGCCGCTCAAGCGCAACGGCAAGCGCGTCGCGCCCGGCACTGAGCTGGACCTGACCATCGACGAGGCCGCGCCCCTGCTCGAAGTTCAGGCGGTGCTGGCCCGCGACTACTCGGAAACCCACGACGCGAGGCCCGATGACCCGGACGGCACGGCACCCGGTGCCACCGGCGAGGCAGGCGAGAACGGTGGCGGTTCGGATGATGGCAAGGGCGCCGGTGCTCCGCCCGCGCCGGACGGGCCGCTCAACATAAACTCGGCCACGGCCGAGCAGCTCGCTGGCGTGTCTGGCCTGGGCGAGGAGCTCGCCAAGGCCATCGTCGCGCATCGCGAGGCGAATGGTGCTTTCGAGTCGCTGGCTGGCCTCGAGGTCATCAGCGGAATCGGCCCGGCCAAGGTCAAGAAGTTGGCTGATCGGCTGACGGTGTAGGCGCGTGAACTACGCCACTCAGAATGACCTGATCGAGCGCTTCGGCGAGGAAGAATTGCTGGGGGTTGCGGAATCGGAAACGGATGGTACGCTCGACGCCACCCGCGTCGAGACAGCCCTGTCCGACGCCTCCCGCCACATCGATTCCTATCTTCGCCTGCGCCGCTCCGTGCCGGTCGACCCGGTGCCTGACGTTCTGGTGGGCGCATGCGCCGACATCGCGCGCTTCAGCCTGCACGACGACCACGCTCCGGACCAGGTGGCCGAGCGTTACAAGGCCACCATCCAGTGGCTCAAGAATGTGGCTGCCGGCAAGGCAAGCCTGGGTGAAGACGACACCACCATCACCGGCGCCGGCCGCATCGTGCGGCGGGCCGGCAAGAGCGGGTTCGACTGGGATGCACACGTTGTATGAGCGGCCCGCTGGACCTGACGCACTGGGTTGCCCGCTTGGTAGATCAGGTGGGCGACCTGAAGAAGGTGGGCCTGGCTGGCGATCTGCAGAAGGCGCAGAACATCCTCCGCGCGGTGCCGGCCGCCTGGGTGATGCCGGGGCCCGAAAACGTGGCCGCCACCGAGGCCAGTCCTCAGCGTCGCTATCGAATGCGCTGCCAAGTGGACATCGTCATTGCCATGCGCCACTACGGCGACACGGTCGGGGGCAAGGCGACGGACGAATTACGCGATCTGCGTGCCTCGATCGGCGATACGCTGATCGGCTGGCAGCCGCCCGACGCGCTGGTCGCTGTGATACCGAAGGGCGGGCAGCCGCTGAGCATGGCCAGCAATGCCATGTGGTACCGAGAACGCTTCGAAACCTCAGTCTGGAGATGAGCAATGCCTGAGAAATTCACCACCCTGCCAGCCGACGGCGGCAGCTATCGCAAGGGCAAGGACGGCCAGTACACGCGGCTGGACACACCGCAGAAACCGCAGCCCGGCAAGACGGCGCGCCGGAAGGCGGCTGTGGCGGCCTCCGGATCATCGGATGCCAAGGCATCGAACGTGCGCAGCTTGCGCGACAAGGAGTAACAGACCATGCCTCTTGAAACTTTTGACCTCCGCGCGCTGCGCCACAAGATCGAATCCGTGGAAGGCGCGGCCGAGACCCTGGCCGGTGCCGACGCGATTCAGATCATGGATGGCTCTGGCCAGATCCAGATCGACGAGCTCGAGCGCAATCTCGACCGGCCCGCCGGCGGCGCTCGGCCGTATGTGCCGATCCGCCGCCGCGTGCTGGTCACCGGCATGATCGAGCTGGCAGGTGCGGCGACGGCTGGCCTCGCGGCGCCGATCAGTGGCCTGCTCCGTAACTGTGGCCACACCGAGACGCTCAACTCGTCACCAGACAATGCCGAATACAAGCCGGTGCTGACGGGCTTTCCGTCGGCTACGTTCGGCTTCTATCACGCTGGCGAACTCAAGACCGGCGTCGGTGCTCGCGGTCGACTTACGTCGATCGATATGGCCATCAATGACTACCCCAAAGCGGGGATCGAGCTGCTCGCAAGGGTCGAGGGCTACTCGGAGCAAACCACGCCAGCCGATGACCTGACGGCGTTCCAGGATCCTGTCGTCGGCACCGAAGCGACCATGACAATCGAGCTGGGCGGCGTGGCTCTGGAGGCCGTGAGCCTCAGCCTCGATCCCGGCATCAGTCTGGTACTGGCCTATCACACGGAAGCCACGATCAGCCGCCAGAGCGTGCGCTCGGTGACCGGCACGCTGCGGGTCTACCGTCCGTTGATCGCGACGGCCGATATCCGGTCGATGGCGCAGGCGCAGACCAAGCAGACCCTGCTGGTCGACTACGACAGCGGGACCGCGGCTCGCGATCTTTCGCTGCAGGCCCCGTCGGTGCAGATCGGCGAGCCGCAGGATGTCGACATCGACGGCCTGCGTGGCTGGGATATCCCGGTGCGCTTGCTGCCGGTTGCCAACAACGACGACTACACCCTGCGCTTCGGCCCCCGGACGTAAGCCATGCGGACCCGGCCGATTGTTGCAATCCTCGTGCTGGCCAGCCTGGCGCTGACCGGCTGCTCCCACAATCAGCACCGGGCGACTGCTGAGGCGGCGTACTACGAAGCACAGTCTGCAGCCGCCTCGGAGCGCCAGCCGATTGTCGAATTCGTGGCACGGCCGGGTGAGAGCATCTCGCTCGGTGGCGTGGAGCGTTTCGCGGTTTACGCGCCGGCCGATTCGGATCCTGTGCGGCAATATCAGGCCGGCCCGCAGCCGGCCGTGCAGATGCTGAGCATTCTCGCTGATGTCGGACTGAAGGGCTTCGGAATCGATCGCCTGGCCAGCTTCGGCCGCGCGGCGATCGAGAACGCTGGCGGCAACAGCTCGGTGGTGACCACTACAACTGTGGGCGGCAACTTGGGCGATACCCAGACCGACGCCAGCCGGACCCGGATCGATGATCGTTCCGTCAGTGCCCGGGATATCCGGGGGGATGAAACCCATACCCGCGGTGATGAGACGGTGGATAGCTGCATTGGTGATACCTGCCGCAACTCGTCACCGGGGCCGATTGACAACAGCGACAATTCGGACAACAGCGACAACTCGGACAACAGCGACAACAGCGACAACAGCGACAACTCGATCGACAACCCGCCGCCGCCAGCACCCGGCGGCGGTTAGCGAGCAGCGGTCTACACGTCCCCGTGACCAGCCATGAGCCTCCTGGCAAGCAACAGTGGCGAATAAGCGGGCGTGACAGCCGGGAGAGACCGGCATTGATTTCAGACGCGGGGTAGAGAAGCGGCCATCTCGTTGGGTTCATAACCCGAAGGTCCCAGGTTCGAGTCCTGGTCCCGCTACCACTGCCACTGCCACTGCCACTGCCACTGCCACTGCCACCAACAAGGAGCAATCCATTCATGCGCATCAAAATCACCAACAATTGGAAGACCAATGTCAAAATCGAAGTTCCTGGTCCTGCTGTTGACGAAGTCATTCAGGGGCACTTCGTGGCCGAATTCCGGGATCTGCCGATTTCGGAAATCAGGCAGATGGAAAAGAATCGTCGCAGCCTGCAACGCCAGCTCGAGGCTGCCAAGAAGGGTGACGTGACTGACGAGGAAATCACTCGTCTTGAAGACCAGCAGGGCAATGCAGAAAGAGCCATGCTGGACAGCATATTGGTGGCCGTCCACGGTCTCGATCTCGAAGGCGAGGATGGCCGCACACTGTCCTCCGCAGAAACTCTCGATTACGTGAAAGACCATACCGATTTCGCTGTGCCGGTTATCCAGGCTTTCACTGGCAAAATAGCCAAGGCGGCCGAAAAAAACTTCGGGAAGTCGGGCACGCGTTAGCGCGCCCGACGGTTGCCACAGGGGATGAGGTCGATGCGGAGTTTCGCGCGCTTGGAATCCGTCCGCCTGATCGCCAGCCCGCGTCCGGACCGTTACTTGAAGTGCTCGCCAGCAATGAATCTGCGGTCGATGTGTTCCGATATGCGAGGGGTGACTGGCTCATGGGCCTGGGTGTCGCGGTGTATCACGGGATCAGCGCAGTGGAGATCAAAAGCGTTTCCGAAATCCTTAGGCGGGACTGTGACGAGGATTTGCTGTGGAGGCTGAAGGTGCTGGATTCGGCTTTCGCCAAAGAGAAGAACCGCCAGCAACAGCAGCAACGCCGCTCAAGAAAATAGCGCATAGGCCAACAGACCGGCAAACAGCAGAAACGGGGCCACGATCAACACCAGGCCCACGGTGCCGCCGACCAGCAGCCAGCCCACGACGGGCGAGAGCATGCCGAGAAGAAGAAGCGCCCAGAACATGAAGAGAGTGTAGCACTTGTCTGACCTGAAGCTCACATTGCGATTGGCCGCGGACGGTTCGGTCCTGAAGGGCGAGCTTCGGACGGCGTCGGGCGAAGTGCGCGCCTTCGGGGGCGAGGCGGAGAAGACCGGCGAGCGCGCAGAGCGGGGCTTCGGCAAGGCCCGCCAGGGTGTTGAGTCGATCAGTGGCGCGCTCGATCGCATGCAGCGTGTGATCGGCGTACTTGCAGCCGTGGGCATCTCCGCCCGGGCGCTACAGTCGATCGGTCGCGCATCCGACCTCTACAGCAACCTCACCGCCCAGATTGGCTTGGTGACCGCTTCTGCGCTGCAGCAAAGCGACGCGTTCGACGAGGTGCTCGACATTGCCAATCGCACTGGTCAGGCAATGGATTCTGTCACCGGCCTGGCCACGCGAAGTATCCGCGCGCTGGAGTCGTCTGGCGAGTCGGCTGATGAGGCAACGCGCAAGGGCCTGGCGCTGACTGACGCGATCAGCGATGCGGTGCGCGTCTCCCAGGCACCCGTGGCCGCGACCACCGCAGCGATCATTCAGCTCAGCCAGGGCCTTGGTGCCGGCGCGCTCAGGGGCGAAGAGTTCAACAGCGTGATGGAACAGACGCCGCGTGTGGCCCAGGCCATCTCCGATGCCTTGGGTGTGACGCTCGGCGAGCTGCGCGAGATGGCCAACGACGGCCAGTTGACCACCGAAGTAGTGACCAACGCGCTGTTGTCTCAGGCTGCCACGCTCAAGGCAGAAGCTGAGGATATTCCGCGTACCATTGCTGAGAGTTGGCGAGCGCTTCAAAATGAGGTGACCGCCTACATTGGCAAAGCCAGCGAGGCCACGGGCACCGGAGAGGCCATCGCCGATGCACTGTTCGATATCTCCCAGAACCTCGACGCCGTCTTCTCCGCGCTGCTGACCGCCGTGCAGGCGCTCACGCTTGCGATTGCCGGCCGCCTGGTGAGCGCCATCGCCGCCTGGACGGCCGCGAACGTAGTCCTGACGCCGTCTATCGCGGGTGCGACCGCGGCGACGCTGCGCCTGAATGCGGCGCTGTTGGCATCCGTGGTACAGATGCGGGCGATAGCGGCGGCCACCGCGCTGGCCCGTGGCGCGCTGGCTCTGCTGGGCGGCCCGATCGGGGCAGTCATCACCGGCGTCGGTCTGGTCGGTTTGGCTGTTGCCAGGGCCTCTGATGCGTATCAACAGAAGCTCGAGGAGATGCGTCAGCCGACAGAGGAGCTGCGCGAGCTGATTGCCGGGCTGCGATCGGAGGCCGAGCAACCGGTGCGGTATGACATCGATCTGTCGCAGTTCGAGGCCGGCACGCGACGCATTCGAGAAGAAATCGCTGAGACGCAACGACAATTGGATGCCCTGGAGGCCGAACGCGCTGCCGCTATCGAGCAGGCACAAGGGCCGAGCGCTCAGATGAGCGAGTTTGGTGGCATTGCCGCGCAGGCGCGCGCCGCTGCGCCCAGCGCCGAGTTGGTGGCGCTGAGGGAGCGTCAGGAAGCTCAGAACGGGCTGCTCGAAGAGTCGATCGAACTCTATGCAGAAGCAGCGGAAGGGGCGCGTCGATTCTGGCTTGAGGCGACTCCGGAAGAGCGCGACGCGGCCGCGATGTCGCTATTGAACGATGGTCTGGAATGGGCCGGCAGCCTGGCCGAACTCGCCGGAGAAAAGGCCTCCAGCGCGTTCGAGCAATGGCGCGTCAGCGTCGAGGGTGCCGGTGCTGCCAATCAAAAGCTGATCGAACCCCTCGAGGAGCAGATCACGAAGCTCGAACAGGAACTGTTCGTGCTCGAGGCGGTGACGGCCGGCCGCCAGTCGGCGGCGATGGCCACGCTGCAGTTTCAGCAGGCCGAGGCGATGGCTCAGGCCACGACGGAAGCCGACAAGCGCGCCATTCAGGAGAAGTACGCCGAGCTGCAACGCTTGACCGGCGAAATCGAACTCGCCCGGAAGGCGCAGGAGAGGAAGACCCAGGCCGAGCGCGACGCCGAAAAGGCCAGTCGAACGTACCGCCAGCTTCTGTCGGCGACCAATCCTCTGGTGGCTGAGCAGCAACTCCTGAGCGGGCAACTCGAGATGCTGAAGGAGCTGGCTGGATTGTCGGCGACAGAACTTCAGGCCCTTCGCGTCGATGCTGAACTATTGACTGAGATGATCGCCGGCCTCGAAGGCGAGCTGAATGGCCTGGGTAGCGAGGGTGGCTTTTTCCCGTTCGGGGAAGGTGAAGACTTCATCGCGTTGATGCAAGACGCTGTCGACAAGATGGAGGAGCTGGCCGATATCGAGTGGAACCTAGAAGGCTTGCTCAATTCCTTCCACCCGCTCGCAGACCAGATGCGCCGGCTGGGCGCTGAAATCGGCTTGATTGACAAGGCGCTGTCTGAGGGGCTGATCGGCAATGCTGAAGCCGGTTTCATGAAGATCGGTGCATCGGCCAATGCGGCCTTCGACGCGATGATGGCCGGTGTTGACCAGACCTCGAAAGAGTACAAGGCGCTGGAGCTCGCTCAGCAGGCGACCAACGTGGCGCTCGGCATCGCCGCGATCCTTCAGCAGGGTATGGGTGATCCGTACACCGCTATCCCGCGCATGATCGCGATGGCTGCAATGGTCGCGCAGCTGGTCGGATCGATCGGCAGCTTTGGCGGCGGCAGCACCAACCATGCGGCGAATCAACAAGCGATCCAAGGGACGGGAACTGTGCTCGGTGACGAAGACGCCAATAGCGCTTCGATTGCTCGAGCCACGGAATTGACGGCCGATGCCACCCGCGAGTTAGTCGGCATCAATCGGGGAATGCTGCGTGCGCTACAGGCGCTGCAACAAGGCATTGCCGGCGCGAGTGGCTTGCTGGCACGAGGTGCCGGCGATGCTGCCTTCAGCCCGGGGCCGTCGATCAACACCAATGCGTTTGAGAATCTGGGCGTATTCGGGGACATCCTTGGCCTGACCGGGCCATTGTCCAAGCTGTTGGACCCGCTTAACATCTTCAAATTCATCGGCAAGCTGCTCGGCGGTTCATCAAAAGTGACCGACCAGGGAATTGAGATTCTGGGCGGTACTCTGGCCGATTTGTTGGAAGGCACTCTCGTTGGTGCGTTCCGTGACATCAAGTTCAAGAAGTGGCGTTTCGGCAGCACTCGACGGCGCAGCGAGTTTGTTGAGCTCGATGCCGCGATCGCCGCGCAGTTTGAGCTGATCTTTGACTCAATCGCCGCGGCTGTGCTTGAGGGCGCGCTTGCGCTCGGGCTCAACGAGGACGAGATCCAGCGGGCAATCGATGAATATCAGGTGGCTGCCCAGCGAATCAGCCTGATGGATCTCACTGCTGAAGAGCAGCAAGCGGAGCTTGAGTCCGTGTTCTCCTCGATTTTCGACGGCCTGGCCGGGGCGGTCGTGCCATTCATCGATCAGTTCCAGCAGGTCGGCGAAGGCTTGGGCTCGACCTTGATCCGTGTAGCCACCGGCGTACAGGTCACGCAGGAAGCGGTCAAGCGCCTTGGGTTCGCATTGGACGAAACCGATCCAGAAAAATTCGCACAAGCCAGTGAGGGTCTGATCACCTTGCTGGGCGGGGTCGATGAATTCATTGCCGGAATGACCGGGTTTGTTGATCGGTTCGCGTCCGATGCGGTTAAGGCTCGTGTCGCATACGACGACATTACCCGGGGGCTCGATCAGGTCGCCCTGACGCTGCCGCCAACCCGAGATGGGTTCTGGGAATTGATGCAGTCGCTGGACGCGACCACGGAAGCCGGGCGCGAGCAGATCGCCATGTTGCTGAAACTCACCGATGCCGCAGATGTCTACTACCGCACCGTGGAGTCGATCCAGCAGGAGCGCGAAGGGTTAGAGCGCCGGCTGTTGCAGCTGCAGGGCGACACGGCAGCGCTGCGCGAGCTGGAGCTGGCAGGCCTGGACGAATCCAACAGGGAGCTACAGAAACGGATATGGGCGCTCGAGGACGAGCAGGCGGCAACGGCCGAGCTCAACCA